CGGCCTCGTCATCGTGGACGACACGCTCCAGAAGATGAGCGCCGAGCAGTTCAAGGCCCACTCCCGATGGGCCACAGCCACCGCCACCGAGACCAAGGTCACTGCGAAGGGCGACCTAGTGCGCGACAAGGTGTCCGCAGCGCCTCTCTGGATACGTTGGCCGCTGCGCCGCAGCGCCAAGCGGCTGACCTACGCGCCGGGCCAAGCCCGCATGACCGATGCCGGCGAGCTCAATCAGTGGACCGGGTGGGGCACCACTCCCAAGAAGGGCACCGTGGACCCTTGGCTCAAGCTGACCAAGTTCATCTTCAGCGGGGCCGAGCCGGGCTGCCTTGACTGGTTCTACGATTGGTGCGCCTACCCTATCCAGAACCCCGGCGTCAAGATGTTCAGTGCCGTGGTTATCCACGGCAACGCGCAAGGCACCGGCAAGACGCTTATCGGCTACACGCTGGCCAAGGTGTACGGGGAGAACTTCAAGGAAATCACCGACGATGACCTTGAAGAGACCTACTGGGCCGAGAACAAACAGTTCGTTCTGGGCGACGAAGTGTCCGGTAAAGACAACCGGCAATATATGAACACGCTGAAGCGGCTGATCACGAAAGAGACAGTCAACATCAACGTCAAGTATATCCCGCAGTACGAACTCCCCAACTGCATGAACTTCCTGTTCACCTCCCAGCATGGCGACAGCTTCTTCCTGGAAGACAAGGACCGCCGCTTCTTTGTGGTCGAAGCGCCCGAAGACCCGCTGCCGCTGGACTTCTACGTCTCCACCTATGACGCGTGGTACAAGAGCGAGGCCGGGGCAGCCGCCCTGATGCACTGGCTGCTGGAGCGGAAGATCAGCAAGGACTTCAACCCGGCAGCGCCGCCACCGCGCACCGCAGCCAAGGAGCGGATGATCGCCGCTACCAAGGGTGACGTCGGCACTTGGGTCTATGAACTCAAGAACTTCCCGGACCAAGTGCTGCGCATGGGGCAGATGCAGCATACCAAGGACATCTTCTCTACCAAGGAGCTTCTGCTTATGTACGAGCAGGAGCATCAGAACAGCAAGCTCACGGCGGTCGGCCTTGGCAGGCACCTGAGCGCGGCAGGCTTCCCGCAGCTGATGGACGGGCGCGCCATAATGAATCCCTCCACCGGCAAGATGGAGCGCCTGTTCGCAGTGCGCAACATGCACGAGTGGAGGACCTGCAAGGACCGCAAGAAGATTGACCGCGAACTGCTCAAGTCGCTTATCAAGAGGAACGCGAAGTGATTATCTCTCTCAAGACTGCCGAGGAAGCCGCTGCTGCCCTCGGCCTGACCATCCACCCGGCGCTGGACGAGAACGTGGTGAACATGGCCTACCGCGTCCTCGCCAAGGTGACGCACCCTGATGCGGGCGGGTCGCTGGAGGCGTTTGCAGAGGTTGACCGGGCCAAGCACATTTTGCTCATGTGGCTCAAGGCTGACGCCGCTAAGCCGGTCGCTCAGCCACACGGCGAGCAGTGCCCCCGTTGCGCTGGCAAGGGCTTTGTGGCGAGCCAGAGAGGCTTTCGAGCGATGCGGGTGAGCTGCCCTATGTGCCGGGGCACCGGCGAGCTCGGCGTTGAGCAAGAGAAGGAATACTGACATGGGGCCGCGCTTCTGGAGAGGCGTGGGCTTCGCTATCCCCTTGGCCTCCATTCTGTGGGCCATCATTCTATGGAGCGTACTATGAAACCAATGCTATCCGCGAAGCTGGAAAGCCCGGAGAAGGCCCGGTATCCAGTGATGGTCAGCCCGAAGCTGGACGGCATCCGCTGCCTTATCGTGGGGCGCGTGCCGGTCACCCGCACGTTGAAGCCCATTCCCAACCGGGAAATATTCCAGACGCTGCGCGCTTTGGACCTGCCCGAACTGGACGGCGAGCTGATCATCGGCGACCCCAAGCATCCCGACTGCTACCGCACCACGAACAGCGGGGTCATGTCGCGGGACGGCGCGCCTGACTGGACCTTCTGGGTCTTTGACATCTACGGCAACGGGCCGTTCGAAGACCGGCTGGCCCGCGCTGGCGCGATCATAAAGGCGCTCGGCAACAAGCGCATCCGCATCGTGCCGCACAAGATGATCCGGTCAGCCGAGGAGCTGGTCCAGTACGAGGCGAACCATCTGCTCGCCGGGTACGAGGGCGTCATGGGGCGCGGTCCGGGCGGCACGTACAAGCAAGGTCGGGCCACCCCGTCCGAAGGCTTGCTCTGGAAGCTGAAGCGCTTTGTTGACGGAGAGGCCAAGATCGTTGGCTTTGACGAGCAGATGCACAACGCCAACGAAGCCAAGACCAACGCCCTCGGCCAGACCGAGCGGAGCAGCCACAAGAGGGGCATGGTCCCCAAGGGCACGCTCGGCGCGCTGAAAGTCGTGGACTGCGTGTCCGGCGTTGACTTCGACATTGGCACCGGCTTCAGTGACGTGGAGCGGGCTGAGATATGGATCAACCGCGACTACTGGATGGGCAAGACCGTCAAGTACAAGTCCATGACGGTCGGTGTGAAGGACCGGCCCCGCCACCCTGTATATTTGGGCGAGCGCAAGGACACCTAGCGCGTCCAACCGGGGCGTGCTATAAGCCGCAGCGGGGAAGCCGTTAGGTTGTTGACCTACTCGGGCCAGTGGAAGTCTGGACCGGTGGACCCGCAAGTGAACTAAGTTGCAAGTGAACTAAGGAGCAAGCGATGAAAATGTACTATTGGAGCGTCCTCAATTTGGTGGGGACTCTAGCGGGAGCGGGGGCCATCGGCGCTTGGCTCACAACGTCTCTCGGCATCTGGGGCTTGATCCCCGCCGTGGCCATCGGTCTCATTCAGGGTAGCGCCGCAGCGCGCGTCGGCTTCTGGGCCGTGCAGTACGCCCGCGAGAACGCTTGGGTTGGTGGAGGGCGCAATGGCCGATAAGCTCAAGACCAAGGCGCTTAAGCTGCCCAAGTCGCTCGGCGCGTGCGCTGACCTGTACCACGATACCCGCGAACGGCGCTTGGCCGAGGACAGGCACGTCAAGGAAATCAAGGCCGACGAAACGGCCATCGCCAATCACATCATCGACAAGCTCGAAAAGAACGACGAGGGCGGAGCCGTGGGCAAGCGCTACAAGGCGATCGTCAAGGTGGACGACGCCTACACGGTCGAGGACTGGGACAAGTTCTACGCCCATATCAAGAAGACCGGCGAGTTCGACTTGCTTAACCGGGCGCTCAACCAAGCGGCGGTCAAGGAGCGTATCGCCATGCAGGACCGCCCCTCCGGCAAGAAGGGCGAGAACTGGAAGCCCAAGCTGCCGCCCGGCGTGGCGATCTTCAAGACCGTCAAACTTTCCGTCACCAAGGTTTAACACAGGAGAGCCAATCATGGCAAAGAAACCGACCACCACCGCAATCGCGAACTTCGACGAAGAACTGGCCAAAATGGCCGGGGCATCCGCCACCCTGACTGACTCCGGGGGCGGGGGCCGCTTCTTCTCCACCCGCGCTGGCGTCCTCCAGTTCGACGACGCGGCGCTGCCCGGCAACCAGATGTGCGTGATCGTCGCCGCTTGGTGCCTCGAGAACGTCTACTACGCCGAGGCGTTCGATTCCGACAACCGCACCCCGCCCACCTGCTTCGCGTTCTGCAAGAACCCGGACGAGAAGGACGAAATGGCGCCCCACGAAATCGTCGACAAGGAAGACGTCTTCGATCGGCAGGCCGACGCGTGCGGCGAATGTCCGCAGAACGAATGGGGCAGCGCGGCCAAGGGCCGGGGCAAGGCGTGCAGCAATCGCCGGCGACTGGCTCTGATCCCCGCTGGCACGTACAAGTCGGTCGGTCGGGGCGGCGGGTTTGACCTGGACCTGATCGACGATGCGGAACACTTCCGCACCGCCGACGAAGCCTACCTCAAAATCCCGGTCATGTCGGGCAAGGGCTTTGATGCCTACGTGCGCGACGTTGCCGATCAGCTGCGCCGCCCGCTGTTCGCCGTCTATACCCGCGTGTATCTAACGCCGGACCCCAAGTCGCAGTTCAAGGTGAACTTCGAACTGATCGAGCCGGTCGAGAACGAGCTGATCCCCGTTCTCATGGAGCGCTTCCGCAAGCTCCACGAAGACATCGACTTCCCGTACACCCCGTTCAAGGAGGAAGAGGAAGACGCCCCGGCGCGCACCACCGCTGCCAGCAAGAAGCTGACCGGCAAGGGCGGCGCGAAGCGCAAGTAATCAGTTCCCCCGGTCGGGTCGCACCGCCGGGGTTCCGCTGGCCAGCCAAGGCTAGAGATGGCGGCGTGATCCTCCCCGCGCGCGGCCATCACTTTCTGGAGACCACCAATGCGACTTCCTAAGGTCACGACGATTGACTTTGAAACAGAGTCAATCCAAGGGCGTCCCCTATATCCGCCGGTTCCGGTCGGCGTGAGCATCAAGGAGCAGGGCAAGAAGTCCCGCTACCTTGCATGGGGCCATCCCGAAGAAAACAACTGCACCAAGGCCGAGGCCGTCCGCCAGCTCAAGCTCGTGTGGAAGCCCGGCGTGCTGTTCTTCAACGGCAAGTTCGACGTTGACGTGGGCGAGACACACTTGGGCTTGCCCCGCCTGCCCGCCGAAGACGTCCACGACGCGATGTTCATCATGTTCCTGCGCGACCCCCATGCCCGCGCGCTAGACCTGAAGGGGCTGGCCGAGCGACACCTTGGCGAAGCGCCCGACGAGCAGGACGAGCTCAAGGCGTGGATTCTTGGCAACAAGAAGATGCTGGAGTCCAAGTACGGCGCGTTCAAGCCGAGCGAGTGGGGCAGCATGATCAGCAAGGCCCCCGGCAAGCTGGTCGGGCGCTACGCTTGCGGTGATACCGACCGGACCTACAACCTCTTCAAGAGCGAGTGGGACTACGTGATCAACGATCACGACATGGGCGAGGCCTACCGCCGTGAGCAGAAGGTGATGCCCATCTTCCTGGACAACGAGCGCATCGGCATACGCGTCGATGTCAAGCGGCTGCGCAAGGACCTCAAGCTGTTCCAGGCCGCGCTGCTCGCCGCCGACGATTGGCTGCGCAAGCGCCTCAAGGCCGACATCAGCCTAGACAATGACGGGCAGGTACTTGGCGCGCTGCTGGCCGCTGGCATAGTGCGCGAGGATCAGCTGGCCCTGACCGCTACCGGCAAGTTCAGCATCAGCAAGAAGACGCTGACGCCCGACCTGTACGCCGATCCCAAGGTGGCCAGCGCCTTCGGCTACCGCAACCGCCTGACCACCTGCATCAAGATGTTCATGGTCCCTTGGCTGGCGCAGGCCGAGGCGCGC